ATTTCCCCGACCAAGTCTGATCAACTTCTCTCAAGAATTGCACCATGTGAAAGTCTTTCAACTCATCAAAGGTTATGGCATCAATATTGGGAATTGACATGATATTGAAGTCAGCATCATTTTCTCCAATGTGAGAATGTGGAATCAATTGCCTGTGGTATTGTAAGCCAGTAGTCTTTTGGTCCACAATCAGCAGGATATTATACTTTGCCATATTTTATTTTAATTTTTTTCTTATAATTATTTATCGACAGCCAAACAGATAGGTATGGGATTCCTGTTGCATTGCTAACTTTCTGCACTGATCCCAATTCAACAGACATCTTGAGCAGTGACTTGGCATATCCATCTTCGGTCTCGACCAATTCCTCATCTGTCAGCTCCAATATCTCAAATACATCAGGAATCTCTTTGGTAGTTTTGATTTCCTCATCCTCCAATTCATCAAAGTCAATGCTGTCATCACTCTTTTCACCAAACTTTCTAATCTTTGCATAAAAAGGCGATGTGTTGGAATGGCACATCTTGAGTAATATTGATATGATAAACCACTTGATGCGTTTTTGCTCCCAAATTAATATCAATTTATCCTCATTATACTCCAGTAAGATGACCATTAATTCCTGATACAAGTCATCGGCAAGGTAATTATTTTTTGCAATGGATTTGCAAGCCTTTATATACTCTCCATCCTTTGCAATTACATGAATTATCTCTGCCTTATTCATGGCCAAATATACCTTTAATTTTGAAATATGCAACCCATTGCCAATATTTTGTCATGGGCGGCCTTGGTGTCCATGGTACTTGCCTTTACTTCTGCAAGAATCTGCAACAATGGCTCGTTTTCAAAGTTAATATCTTCCTGAATGGCTCTTTCAATCTCACAGACAAGCTCATTATACTTCTTGTCATACTTTCGAATCTTGTCCACTGTCTTCACAGAATGGCAGATTGTAGCATGATTAAGTCCTCCGAATAGCCCGGCAATCTTCTGCAGGGTATAACTGCGGACATACTTACGCATGAAATAGTGGGCTATCTGCCTTGGCTCACATACTCTGCGCATCTGCGATTTGCTTAAAATATCATTCTCCGGCACTTGTGTCAGGTGCGATACTATTCTGATTATTTTTTCGGGTGTCATTGTTATTTGTTTTTTAAAATTTAATTTACTTCCTGCCAAAAGTTTGGAGGGAATTGCAGGTAATATACGCTATATTGCGTATACAGATATGTTATGCCCCATGCCGTAAGACCTCCCGAAGTTTTATACATTCAAAAAGGTATTTAGCAACGCCAGGAACTACTGCGTTTCCACAGGCTTTAATTCTGTCCACGACAAAGGGAAACCCATCATCATTTCGCAAAAGTTCGCTGTTATCTTTGTTTCGTATTGACCAGCTAATTGCTCCGCTAAATTCCCTCCCGGATGCTTTTGGAAGCGTTTGATTAAAGATTGAAGTTTGAATTTCTTTCTCATTCCGTCCGATGCTGTTGGGGTAAGCAATGCAATAGAGCCTTTCTCTTTTATGTGCATATCCAAATGTTTCTGCTGATAAACATTGCCATTCTGCATTGTACCCGATTTCGGAAAGGTCGCATAGCACTCGTTCAAATCCTCGAACAAGGAGCATTGGACTATTTTCAATGATGACGTATTTGGGTTTAACTGCCCGAATAATGCGGAACATTTCACTCCATAAACCGCTTCTTTTTCCTTTAATTCCATCTGCGTTTGTATTTGCTATTGATATATCTTGGCAAGGAAAGCCACCCGATACAATATCAACGTATTCAGGTATTTCCATTCCAATAATATTTTCATATTGTTTTGTGTTTGGGAAGTTCTTTTTTAGAATATCCCTATTAAATTGTTCAAATTCACAATTCCATATTGTTTCAATTCCAGTTTCTTTTGCTCCTAATTCAAAGCCTCCAACTCCCGAAAATAATGAACCATGCGAAAGGCACGAGGGCATAACATCGGTTTTGCAATAGTGGGGCGGAAGTTGTAAATTCATCATTTGTAATTCTATTAAACATTAGTTGTGGGTTGAACATTTGTGCCTTGAAACCCCACCATCGCAAAGCCGAGAACCGTTAGCGGTCATTGCCGCCATCCTTTTCAAATTTTACATAAAAATATTTATCTACAAATGGGCTTACATTAATAGACATATCAACCTCTACGACTGTCGCCCATCGAACATAGCCATTCCCTATAACTGCGAACCTATCGCCAATATTCAGATATGGCAACGAACCGCTAACAAGTGGTTGTTGCAATGGCTTATTTTTTGCTTCGTTTGACATTTTTTCTTTATTTAAAAATTAGTAATTCTAATTAAAATTTGTGGTGAATTGTCGCCACTGACAACAACCACCGATACGTTATAGGCAACACTAAGACCACTACGAAAGAAGTTCAGGATTTTCATAAATATTACCAATTACTTCTATATCCTCATTATAAAGATACAACTCTAAATAAATCCCGATTCCGTCTATTTCATCATCTTGAGCAGACAATTGCTCAATAACATATCCATCGTTATTCCAAATTATAGTATTTGAATTTGACCGACCTTCCTCAGCATGATTAAATACAATATCGCCTTCATAAATTTCTTTGCCGCTCTTATCTAATAACCCTGTAAACTGCATAACTTCAAACTCTGGAGATTGCAAAATATGGTCAACAGAAACCATTTCCAAAACAAGTTCTACCGTATCTCCATTTTCTTTTGTTTCACTTTTAATAATTCGCTTGTATGTGCATGGCCATATTTCTCTGCCAAACTTTAACGATGGGAATACCATGTGATTCATTTCTGTATTCCACGCTCTAAATTTAATTTCTCTTTTCATTTTGTTTTTATTTTAAATTGTTAATATTAATTCCGAAAGAAGGGCAGCCGATAACCGCACCTACACGCAAGTTTTGTGAAAAACAAAACCTGCAAGTGTAGCCGCAATCCGTTATGCGCCATCCCCTAAAGCCCCCCATCCTCTGTTTTTCTTTAATAGACAGATTCAAGGGGGCATCCATCACAGTCACTTGTCCTGTCAGATAGTGGGGTAGATTTGTATTTTCCCAATTGTCTTGCAAAGTTTCACATCGTATTCATTAAGCCACTCCCGGCACTTGTCCACTTTCTCAATGATGGACTTGATGTCCTCATCGTTTCTTTGAATCCGAAATGCGGCCCAACGATCATCCGTTGGCATCGTTGAATAGATTACCTCGTTTCCATAATTGCAGTGTCCTGGCGTGTCCATTAGGCCATAAAACAGGATAAATTCATCCTTTCCATAAAGATGCATATATCCCTGACCTTGCCAATAATAATCCATATTCAATTCCAAAGATGAATCCTGCAATGTTTTCTTCGACCAAGGGGCCTTGACATCAACAATCAACTTAGGCATCACCACATCAGCAGTGCCGGTAATATATGAATCCTCCATATATATCTCATTCTTTTCAGCAAGGCCATAACCCATCACCTCTGCCATGAAGTCAATCAGCTCGTTCTCCACTGCATTGCCTTTATCCATGTACTTTGAGAATATATCTTCATGCTCTCCAGTGTACCAATCTTTAAGGTAAGAAGTGCAGGTGGCTGATAGCTCACCTGCTTTTCTTGCATTACTCATTATTTTCCCAATTTGGGAACATCGTATCTTAAATATCTTATCCATTTAGAAGTGCTTTTTCGACCTCTGCGGTCATTGAGTATTTTGATTTAATTTTTCCTATTGTGTACCCATTTAAAAGGGCCTGTTTGCATTTTGAAAACTCTTCCGAGCCAATTACCAATGGAAGCAATGTCGCTGCCTTGGATGGGGTAGATGCCTTGTTTCCATCATCATCCTCATCAATGTTCAAGTTAAGTATTGCTCCAATGGCATACCTGCGTTGATAGGTTATAACACTTCCGGCATCCTGTGGGGTTTGTTTCACTGGTGTCATGTGATAGGTTTCCTCAAAGTATTCACCTGACACATGCAAAAGCCGGGTGGTAAGGCCCCAATTGTCGCAAGGAAATTGCACAATTACCAATTCAGCACTGCTCAATGGCTCACTGATGGCATCCAAGATATCAGGCAAAGCCGCATATTTAGATTTAAAAAAAGGATTGTTACTGCCTTTCTTGATTTTTCCCACTTCGCTGTGGAATTTATGGAGGGCTTTCGCTATCTCTCCAATGGTGTCGCTTGTTTTCATTTTTTTATGTATAAAGGGAAGCCCCAAACAAAGAAACGTACTCGGATATAAGCTGCGACACCTTTCCTTTCTGAATCCCTATTGGGGGCTAATATATGTTGGTTTAATTTCATGGTGTCGCAGTGATGCAAATATAACTATTTTTTGATTCGCAAACAATTTTCTTCTAAATATTTTTCATTCACAATATCATTGATGTCGCTGATGTCTATCTGATAGAAGTCAGCATACAAGTGAATGACTTTTTTTACCTCATGATCGGGTTTGGATTGCCTGTTGGCATACATGATGTCAGCAAGCAATTGCAGGAGCTGTAACTTATTCAAGGCCCATACTCCTTTCCTCATCATGCTTGTGTTTATGCTCGAGCATCTTTAGGCAATGTTCAGGCATTGCAAGCTCGCACCATTCTTTTAGCTGTTTGTCACTGGCATAAAGGGTTTCTGCATCTTTAAAAAATGGAACTCTTTTGAGAAACTCCTGCATATCTTTTCTATCTGTATAGTCCACATAGTGTTGATGCTTCACAGCATCCTCAATCATTTGGATGGTTTCAATTAGGAAGTTTGCAAGATAAATATCTTTGCAGGTCTTTAGTGATTCGGTCATGTCTTTAATAGGGTTTTTCATCGGATTTGAGATTGGCAAGGGTTTGCAAATAATTTTTTCCATCCATCAACATCCATCTTGTCCATTGTGAATGAGCTGTTGTCTTGGTGTGGCAATTCTATTTCGTACTCATCCAACAGGTGAGGATGGGATTCAAAGAGCAATATTGTCCTTGCGGATAATTGCAGAGCCTGTCTGCTTACTTTGTGCCGCCCAATCCCATTTGACTTGGCGGCCTTTTTTACAATTTCTATCTTTGTCATTTGCTGATTCTAATTAAGTGTTCAAGATACCTGGAGAATGACAGTCCTTTTTTATCTGCCTTTTTTTTGCCTGCATCAATCACATCGGGATGAAGCATTACATTTTTTCTAATTCTATTTGCCATTTGCTTTTTTCATTTCAATGTACATATCACTTTCAATTATGCCCATCAAGACTATCCTTGTCATTGAATCAAGTGGCAGGGTGATGGCATAGGATTCCAAAGTTTCTTGGAAGTTTGCCACTGCGGTTTCTAATTTAGTTTTTTCCATTGGTGTCGCTTTTTTTAAAGGTTAATAAATAATGAACTATTGATACAATTAATGGGATGGTGAGAATCTCCAAGGCGAAGAGTAACTCATTGTAGGTTGGCATTTGCATGGTGTCGCTTTTTTTAAAGTTATGCAGTTGGTAGGATGCTGCTCCCCTTTAATTTATTATTTTAAATGAGCAAAATTAGTTAATTCTGAAGAATTCCATAAGTTACCAAAGTTATCCTCAAATTGATTTGGTCTTGTATTACTTAAGTGCATATTAATTATATGTACATTTTTATCCATTGCATATAGATTAGCAATAATATTTACTTTTACAATTTCAGTTTTTTCTTGAGTTACCATTTGATGTTGTTTTTTTAATTGTTAGAATATGTTGTTGTTTGGTTTGACAAATATACACACTACATACACACTAATAACATTTTTATGTAAATTTTTTTTGCTTTGATAATCAGCACTTTACAAAATACCCCCACATTTCTGTGAGGGTATTTATTAATCTGCCAGCTTTTTTTGGTCCATATCCTCCATAAAGGCAGGAATTGAGTAATGTCCATCACTCCGATCTCGCACCTTTATAAAGTCAATTTCTAACTTTGCAGAATTTATAATTGTCTGCCCCAGGTCTGCAATTGCCTTGGCCTTTTCAATAGTCATGTGGCTCTCTTCGGGATCCATCAGGTGTTCTATTGCCTCAAAGAGATGATTGCGTAGGTCTTGTATTTTGTTCCTTGCCATTGATTTTCTTTTTTAGTTTTTGTAATGTGTAAATTGCTTCCTTTATATCTTCAGGATAATTGTGAATTGAATTGCGCAGCATATTCTCGGATTTGGTAATCATTTCAAGGTTGGAAAGCTCGCAGTTTAAAGTGTCAAAGTTTTTAAAGATGATAACATGCCCTGGTGGAATTGGTCCATGTGCTTGCTTCCAAAGGTGTACATGTAAGGCTTCCCACTTTGCTTTAGCTGTCCGAATGAACTTGTAAGGTCTATTTCTATTATCAGTCCTGATTGTAATAGCTCCATCATGCAGCTCGTTATGGCATTTCATGCCCTTTTTGAATTGACTACTTTGGATTCTTGCCAAGGATTCAGCAGGCACATACTCCTCCATCTTCTTTCCTTTATTTATTGGAGTATGGCCTTTGGCAAATACATACTTTTTTCCTGCAATCTTAAAGTTTTTCTTTGCTGCCATGCCTTGACGGTATGCCAATGATTTCTCAAATCTATTCTTGTATGCTATATAATATACTTGGTCCAACCGGCATCCCATAATTTTGGCAATCTCACTGGAATCCATATCAGGATATAACTTCCCAACCTTTTCAACTTCCTCCTTGGTCCATAGCTTCCTTTCTGCGAAAGCCCTCTTCAATGATGGTTTTGATTTCATTCTTTAGATTGTTTTCTCGTTCCCAAATATCCTTTTCCTTTTTCCACCGGATCTCTTTGATGTGATATTCATCAATGCTCGCTATCTGATTGGTGATCTGTTCACCCTGCTCCTTGACTTTTAACTCCAAGGCTGCTATCTTTTTAGAATAACAAATCATGATTTTCGATTTTCCAAGCCTCAATAGTATTAAAGTATTTAACCGTTCCATCTTTGGCAATCCATTCCCTACCCTTTAGATTGAAAGTCACCGTTACATTGCTGCCAACGATTAAGCTATCTAATAGGGCAACCTTATCTTGGCAGCATTGCATTGATATTACCTGCGGAAAGTTATCACTGGAATCCTTTATGACAAACTCTCTTTTTCTAAATTTATCGGAAACAGCCTCTGTCATTCCAATTTTTACTACTTCTCCTGTAATCGTGTAATTGCTCATTTTTTTGATTTTAATAATATGGTTTCAATATACCGGGATAATGTCAGGCCATCCCTTTCAGCCTTTTTTTTCAATCTTTTTTGCAGGGTGGGAAAGGTCCTAAACATAATCATTGATTCCCTTTTCTCTTTTTTCATTCTGTAAATGTATTACAATTATCTTTATAAACAATTATTTTTCCACTAATGCCCCATGTTTTTTTTGCAGAAATATAATACACAAAATTATCCTGCTCGCATAATGCATCCAAAAATGCTTTGACAAGGTTGTCAATATCAGGTGTCTGCTGATGTGGTTTACCAATCATCAGATATTTCTTTTTATCGGTCCATGAATCAGACATCGGTATGATAAACTCAAGGAACAGCTCCGCAGTTACTTTATATCCAAGCAGGTTTGCTTGTATGTTTATTCTATCCTTGAACTCCCAATATCTTTGCACTGCCGGTCTTTTATTCCATGAATCAGATCGTACCATCCTGGGCTTGCCAAGTGGGTTAATATCAAAGGTTATTTTTTCCATAAATCTTTTAAAGGTATAAAGTCCGTAATCCTAACAGGTCGGTCCTGTCTTACTATTGGCTTGTCAAAGTTTAACTTTGTCTGAATAATTATTTTCTTTCTCATTTTAAAATAGTGTTTCGGTTGGTGGTGGCATCATCTCGTAGGTTACTCCATCAATGGTGGTGGTATCTACCTTATCCTTAAAGTCAGCAGCAAAGCCAAGATTCTCATTCTTTGACATGGTCGGTAATTGGCCCTCAAAAAAAGTCAATTCTACCTGCTGACCTTTGTCAAGCCAATTGGTATTGTCCCATCCAAAGGAAGCATCATGCATATATCTGCCTGAAATAAAATTCCATTTGTATCTGCACATGCCGGGCTTACCTAAATGCTTAAACTTTACCTTTTGAATATGAATTTCTGAAACATATTTATTATCCTCCTTGCTCCATGACTTATATACCGATATTCCGTTTTCAGTTTTGTTAAAGAAATTTGAACTACCCATCAAGTCATAAAGATTTGGCACTTCATAATTCCCGGCCTTATCCTTTTTCATTTTAGTAGGATGCACAACCAAAAACGGATGCACCATGTACTTGATTTGAAACTGGGATATCAAATCCAACTGCTTTGATATGTATCTTGTTTCAGTGCTCCCAACCGGTGGCTCATCATCAAGTCTATTCCAAGGATCAATCACAAAAGATTTGATTCCGTATCTCAAAATCATTCCCTTGGTAATCTTTAAAATACCCTCAAGGGAAAAGTCATCATTTGGGCAAATGAATTTAAAATGCTCGTTTACAAATTCAATTGCCGCATCCTTTTCTATGGGATTCATCTTGTACTTTCCTGAAAATGATTTGCCGATTATCTTCTCTGCAAACTTTGACACATGGATTTCAAGGGGCATATTTTCAGGCGAGAAGATTCCAAACTTCCAACCGTACTTGATGGCCAACTTCACCATGATGTAATCAAGGAACTCCGATTTACCATGGCCTGGTATTCCAGTTATAATAGTCTTGTTTCCTAATTCAAAAGATAGATGATCGTCAAAGTATTCATCACCTATCTGCGCCCCGGCATTCAATCCCATATCATACAGGTGGTTTATTTCATCCTGAATATCAAAGGCATTGACAACACCATCCAATGGAAACTCCTTTGCATTCTTTAACACCTCAAGTAATTCAAGGATTCCATATTTCTTTAAATATTCATTTGAATCCTTGCAATCTTTAAAATCAACGGTAAGGCATTTGTCAGGATCTAATCTCCGAGCAAGCTCCATCTTTAAATTGTGACCTGCATCATCCTGGTCAGTTGCAAGGTATATCTTTTCAAGATGCTCAAAGTATTCCCAACAGTTATCAAGGTACTCAAGTTTGTTGCTGCCCTTTGTTGCACCATTAGGAACTGATACCACATTTATATATCCTGCCTCAATCCAAGACAAGGCATCCATTTCACCCTCCACGATTATGCATTCGGTTGCATCCTTTATGGCATCGAGGTTGTAAAATATCAATTCGGCATCCTTTGAAAGTTTGAAATTCTTTGCCCCATCTCGGTACTTCACATTAATGAGCTCATCGTTCCTAAAGTAATTAAATTGAATTGTATTCTCATTCTTTTGGGTTTGAGGCATCCATTCAAGACCTGCCCCTATTTTCATTCTAAGCAAGGTTTGCTGACTTATCCCTCTATCTTTAAACCAATGTACCACTTTCTCGCCAAGATTCGTTATATCCCTGAATATTGGCTTAATATATGGTTTCTTTTCTTCTTTAATGAATACCTTGCCTCTAAAATCGCAGCTTGGCTTATGGCACTTGTAAAGTCCTGAATCAATATCAACGGAAAGGTCAGGTGTCTTGCCATTACATTTTGGGCAGGTGGTTTTAATTATCCCTGCTGACTTGCCTCGCAGATTAATGCCAAGGGATGAAAGTAATTGAGCATTTAACATACAAAGCCCCTTTCCTCTTTTTTGTTTTCATCCTTAAACCAAACAGCAATCATTTTCTGCTTCCAATTCTTGACTTTGTTCCCCCTGCTATCTACCCAGTTACTTGCCTCGTAATAATCAAAGGCTTTTTTTGAAGCTACTGCTGTGTAACCATTATCATAAAAGTATTGCCAAACTTCTTCATAAGATGGCGGAATGAATTTTTCTTGTTTTTCATTTTCATCCTTATCCTTATCTTTATTTACATCCTTATCCTTATCCTTATCCTTATTGCTTCCGCTTTGGCTTGCACTTCGCTTCGGTTTCGCTTCCGTTTCGCTTCCATTTCGCTTCCGTTTCGCTTTACCACCGTTCTCATAATTCTTAATATTTGCCGATAATAGTGGCTTAATTAAAATAAATACAGTTTTGCTGACACCTGACAATTCAATTTCCTTAAAGTTTAAAGAGTATTCAAAAATGGCATTGTAAATCTCTGCCTGGTTTTCTTTTGGCAATTCCTTGATTGCCTCATAGAATGATCTGTAAAAGATTGTGCTATCTCTCATTTGGTATAAATATAAAGCTCCGCACCAAAAACGCACAAGGTGTCGAATCCTGCCCAATATGATTTGGCGGTTTTTGGTTTGGAGCTGTGAATATCTTTGTGGGACATTTGGGTATTAAATAAGATTCGACATGGCAAATATACAAATAATTATTCAATTTCAAACTTTTCACAAAAAAAAGATTAAATTATTATATTTAAAGGAGAATCCCTAACTTGCAACAATGAACATTGATGACATAATATTCCGAATAATTGATGGCCAAACTTACAGGACCATTGCAAAGGACTTAAATGTGGCTTTGAGTACACTTTTTGATTTCATCCACAAACCCGAACACTCCGCGCGCGCGAGAGAAGCCCTTAAACTTTCAGCTGACGTAATTGCGGACAAGGCGGAAGAGGTTTTGAAAGAAGCCAAGGGTACTTTGACAGAAGTGACAAGGGCGAGGGAGCTTGCGCAGTATTATAAATGGAAGTCCTCAAAAAGAAACCCCGGCACTTATGGCGACAAGGTAGATATGAATCACACTGGTGATTTGACCATCCGCAAGATAGAGGTGGAAATAGTGAAACCAAAAGACTATGGCAGTACCAACCCTGCGGATTAAGGCATCAGAAATATTTTTAAAGAATAAGGAGGCAGATTCATTCATAGTCCTCAACCAAGGCGGCACATCATCGGGTAAGACTTATTCCATCCTGCAAGTGCTATTGACTTTGGCACTATCTGAAACATTGCATATATCGGTCTGCTCATCCACCATGCCTCATTTAAAGAAAGGTGCGCTGAAAGATTGGATTGATATCCTGACTACTAACGAGATATACAACGAGGCAGATCACAATAAGACCGACCAGGTTTTTAAGATTGGCAATTCAAAGGTGGAGTTTTTTTCACTCGATAACCCCGGCAAGGCAAGAGGACCAAGGAGGGATATACTTTATGTCAATGAGGTGGATTTGGTCCATCAGATAACTTTGCAGCAGCTGATGTTAAGGACAAGGGTAAGGGTGTACTTGGATTTTAACCCTGCCCCTGAATTTCATTATGTCTATGATGAGATTCAAACCCGGTCAGATTGCACCTTTATAAAGTCCACATACAAAGACAATCCATTCCTGCCGAGGCAGACAGTCCAAGAGATTGAAAGGCTATCGGGAAACGATTGGCAGGTATATGGCCTTGGCAATCGTGGCAGCTTGAAAGGATGCATATATACTCATTGGAAAACTATTGATGAGATACCTGATGGATGCGATGTCATTTATGGCCTTGACTTTGGATTCAATGTACCCAGTGCATTGGTGAGGGTAGGCATAAAGGAGAATGACATATATGTGCAGCAATTAATATATGAGCCACTGCTCACCAACTCCGATCTTATCAGGGCCATGGAATCCTTAAATATTGGCAGGTCAGTAATATATGCCGATGCTGCCGAGCCTCAAAGGATTGAAGAAATATATCGTGCCGGGTATAATATAAAGTCAGCTGACAAATCACCTGGATCAGTCAAGAAAGGAATTGATAGCATTAAGGCAAGAGGACTATACATTACTCAAGACAGCCCTGACTTGATGAAAGAGATACGGAACTATAAGTGGATGGAGGATAAGAACGGTCAGACATTGGAGGATCCTGTGAAGTCGATGGACCATGCCCTTGATGCTATGCGTTACCCTATCCATTCCCACTTAACCAAGCCATCAGGCAAATATCACATCTTATAATTTTACCCCCAAATTTATATTTATGAATATGAAAGTACCTCAAAATTGGTCAGAAATAACGATAGGCAAATATCAAGATTTGATTAGCCTGGAGAAATCCGATGATGTCATTCAACAGGAAATTCAAATCCTATCTGCATTAACAGGCGAGCCTGAAAGTATGTTTGAGGATATGTCCGTTGAGGATTTAAAAGGACTAATTGGAAAGACTGCATTCTTATCCGACCTGCCAAACAGCAAGAAGATACCGAAATCAATAAAGGTGGCAGGAAAAAGATTTACCATCAACTTGATGATTAGTGATTTGTCAGGCGGTCAGTACATCGACCTTATGACCTTGACCAAAGATGGCGGCAAGGTGATTGAAAAGATGCATGAGATACTTGCTATCTTCATTCACCCAATGGAAAGGCGTTTCTTTATGTGGATGCCTATACCATATTCAGGGGATAAGCATAGGGACACTGCGGATTTCTTAAAAAAGAATCTGACAATGGATGTTGCTTACCCTATTGCGATTTTTTTTTGTCTGCTCTACGAGAACTTAATGGCCGGTATTCAGGATTATTTTCTAAAGAAAGCGGACAAGGAGATGGCGAAAGCGAAGAGGATATTGAAGAAATCAACCAAGAAGAAGAAAGTTACTTCCAAAAATGGGGATGGATTATAACACTGGATTCATTATCCCAGGGGGATCATTCCAAGTGGGAATATTACACCAACCTTGGGGTGATAGAGTTTCTGAATGTGGTATCGTTTCAAAAAGATAAAACAGAATGGCAGAGGAGTTTGAATCAGTAGTAGAAGTATTCAGGAAGTTTGGTGAGGACACAGTGTCCATCATTCAAAAGAGTATTGATTCAAAGCACATCAATGCTTCTGCTGTGATGAGGCAGTCATTGAACTATCATGTAGTAACCTCTCCTGAAATTACTCACTTCACCCTTGACTTCGGAAAGGCAACCTATGCCAAGTTTGTCGATGAGGGCAGAGGACCAACCAAGCGAGGTGGCAATGGCTCATTATGGAGAAGTCTTGCCGGGCCCAATGGATGGATAGCACAGAAAGGAATTGCACCACCGATGACAGTGGTCTATAAGAAACGGACCAAGCAAGGTGTACAATTAGTGCGCAAGACATTCAAGGACATAAATGAGGCGAATGAGAACTTGGCCAAGATGATTGCAAGGAAGATACATCGTAAAGGAACAAAGGCAACGCACTTCTATTCCGAGGTTGTCACTCCGCAAATCTTTGATGAATTGAAAATCAATTTGGCAAAGGCAGCAAAAAAAGATATTAGCTTACAAATAAGGAAACAATAATGGCAATAACAATAAATCAAAACCCAAAGACATACAGCCCGGCATACAATGAAATCAACTTCCTTGTCACATCAACCAATGTGGCACAGGATAACTTCTTGTATGTTTGCGATGTGTACATCACTGGAGTAACTCCGACATATTTCAGATTGAAAGCTGCGCAGGATCCAACGAGTAACAAGGCGGTATTCGATATTCATCGTATCATCGAGAACTATTTGACTACCAATATCGATAAAAGTACATACGGATTCCAACGAAACACAGCATCATGGGTGGAATATACCTGCAAATTTGGTGAGGAATACGGATTGAGCAGCAGCGGAACAACGGTATATGCTGATTTAACTGTGGCATCTGCCAAGTATGCGTTCAATGGGCTATGGGATTTCCTTGAATTTACCCTTTACAACGATGCAAATTACCTTTTAACAAGCTCATCAAGTCTATTTTTGACCTCATTGAAGTCCAAAAGAGTGAGGAGTACTATGCATTCATGGGCTCATTTTATGGCCAATGCTGTCAATAAGACCAATGTAATGAAGATTGTGGCAACATCGACAACTGGTGGGGTGACAACTACGGTTGTGGAC